CAGTTTTATTACCAGACGAATCCACTTGGTTTGTTCCTATTTCATGAGCATAATATGTCGTGGCACCATTAACATTTGTAGCACCTACAATAGTTGGAAAGGTTGGTGTTGCCGTATCATTAAATTCTGTCGCGTATGGGTTATCAAACAGAGTTGCATCATACCAAGTTGTTCTTGCTAATGAGCCAGTGGTCCATGTACCCTCATCGTAATTGTATGTTACAATTCTATCAATTTGTGAAGATCCATTTTTAGGATAAAACCAATTTATCTCAGAAAACAAATTATTTACCCCCGCAGAAACTATCTCACCAGAATTATAATTTATTCCTAAACTATCTCCCAAAGTTGTAAAAACAAAGTCCTCAACTAAACAAGGTAAACTTTTTACTGTACCATCATAAACAAAAAATCCACCTGATCTCCCCATCCAATAAACGGCACCATTAATATAGTAAAGTGCATGTTGACCAATCAAGCCACAATTAGATCCTACTTGCCTTATAGAAAATGTAAACGGTGGTCCAACAAACTGCATTACATAAGCAGAGGTATCTGTTAATATAAGAATATAATCTTTACCTTTAGCAGCACCTACAATTTTAGTTCCCGAGTCTAACCTAAAAGTTCCTGCAGTGTTTGTCGAGGTTGGTGCGTATGTTGTTCTGTCCTCTTGATCTGAAAATCTTATAAACATTTTATCTTGTGATGGACTTGATAAACTAGTATCTGTTCCAAGCAGTATTAAATGCCTGTCTCTCTCAGATACTATTGACATAACAGATTGAGTCGGAGCATTAGTTACAGCAACCGCTCTTGTATTTAAAGCGTTAAAGTTTGCATGTATAGGTTCCCAATTAAATGTTTTTCCATTTTTGTTTGTTGCAATTAAAACCTCTCCAAAATTATCTAATGACCAGGAGGCAGGATCTAAAGTGATTGTCGAAGTTGATGAAGCATTACCCCAACCAATAAAGTTTGATGCGTCCTGTACTTGTGCACCATTAGAATGTGATGATCTTGTAGATCCAGACACAGCCCTAGATATACCTGTTAAATCATTTGATGAAACTCCAGAGTAACTTATTAATTCAGATCCAACTAAAATTGTGCCTGATGTCGGAAATCCAGTTGTTGATGTTAACGTGATATTTGTTGCTGATCCGTTGTTACCATTAGTGTCATCCGCTAAAGCTCCGTTTAAAGTTGTTGTTGTTGCTCCTGCAACAGTTCCAGCCCATTGTCCTGTTCCCCAACCAAACCCAAAAGTTTGTGTTAACGGTCCAAAACCTGCATAAGGATTTACGGTCGCTGCTCCGGTAGCCGTTGTTACGCCTGATGCAGCAGCAGCTACTTCTATTGTAAAACTATTTGATGTTGCGGTTAGAACTTGAAACGGGTTATCTTCAAAAACACTTGTGGCATATCCAGATCCTGTTGGAACAGTTACAGATGTGAATGTAAACAAATCACCAGCCACCAAACCATGCGCATTTAAATTAACAGTTATTGTCTGAGGTGCGCTAGTAGAGGCTATGGTAAACGTAGCTCCAGTTTTAGCACTATCTAACGGAGTAATATCATAAAAGGCATCACCATAATAAACAAAAAGACCTTTATGTGTGCCTATTGCAGAATAAGCCCTTCCATCTAAATCTGCCCATACGTGTTGAGCTCTAGCATTACCAACTAAGGTTGACGTAGTAAGTTGTTCCCAACCACCTATTTTTTCTGGTAAACCGTATCTAAATCTTACAAAGTCTCCATCAGTCCATTGTCCTTCTGCACCAACTTCTGTGACTTGTTTATTAAAACCAGGTCTTATTTCTATGTTTCTCAAAGGCATAAAAGTATTATATCAAAAAATTACACCGTGGTAAGGGTCAGGTCTTAGGCTTGTATATTTCAGGTGGAGGTCCGTATTGCATCTTTTTTTGAGCTTCTTCTGGTAATCCATCAAATATTCTCCAGCAGTACATCATTATTAAATCCAAACAACCTTTTGTTTTATCAGCATCAATATGAAAAGTATTATCGTTTTTTTTCATTATTGTTATTTCTTCGTCTGTTAACTTAAGTTCTATACTGCCGTCTCGTCTTTGATTAATTTCCATGATGAGGCATACCATATAATGCTCTTTTATCTTTTACAAGCGATTTGTTTGGTCCATTTTTATCAACGTAATGTAAGAAACACTGTGCATGATAATCAGAATTTAATTCTTTTCTTGAATGCTGGTCTTCTATACCTAAATAAATTACACCGTCACCATGATCTAAATTAACAGCTTTATCCCCTATGTAGATAGGCCATGGTTTATCTGAACTAGATCCTATGGATATTGTAACTGAAATTTCACAACTATCTCTATCTTTGTGTGGATACAGACATGAACCATAAGTGTACATACGCCAGTAAGAATATGTAGGTAATAATTCTAACCCCGTATTTTCTTCCATTATTTTTCGTTTATTAAGCATTAAAGATTCTGTAAATGGATCTCCGTAAATTGATGTGTCTGGATGATTACTTAATGCACCTTCAAATTCTTTAACATTTAATCTATTTCTAATTCTGCAATAATCGTGCGCTAAAGATACTTCCTCTTTTGTTAGTAAATTTTTTATTACTTTAAACCTAAAATCTTTTCTTATAATGCCCATGTTACAATAGAATACCTTGTTCCTGATTTAATTGGTTGAACCATGTGTGCATAACAGAAAGAACTAGGAAAAAAAATTAATTGATTTGCTTTTTTTGGAACAATCATTTTTTCTTCTCTCCATTGAAAAACTAAATCCCCACCCTCATAATTATCATTCAACATAAAAATAATACTCATTGATCTAGGCACTTTAGGGCCACTATCCACATGTAAATCAAATTTATGATTTTTATCATACTTTAATATTTCAAATGGTTCCCAATTATTTAAAACTAATTGTGGATGTTTTTTCATATAATTATGCATGTGTGTTGTAAACACATGTTCTAAAAAATTATGCCAAGTTACTGCTGACATGCTATCGTTCATTCTAGAAATAAAGTGACTGTTTACATCTCTAGTTTTAGTATTAATTGTTGCATTACCTGCACCTTTTTCAAGAATTTCTGCTGGTGTAAAGTTTAAAGTATCTATCCATTTAAGCAGACATGTTAAATGTTTCTGTTCTAAGATGTTGTCCTGAATTTGAATATAGTCCTGCATTAGGATCTATATATACTATTTTAAACTCTTTTCAAAGGTAATTGAAGAGTAGATCTAAAAGTTAAACCAGCATTTTCTATAACAGTGCACATATCCTCAGAAGTGTTTCCACTTAAATCTATGGCATCAACAGAGTCAGCGTATGATAGCCAATCTTCTTCATCTACTTTACCATTTACAACTTCTCTTATTACTTTTGTGTAAGTGGCTAATTCTGATTTGATTACTGATTCACTATAAGGTGGAACAGGGTGTTCACTGTTAATTGTGTAGTTTTCTACAATAACATTTCCAGATCCATCATGTTTTGCTAACATGGTGCTCATTCTTAAACCATTATATTGTTCTTCTGTAATTGTACAAACTAAATCTGCATCTCTTACGTTTGATGGTGAAACTTTTTCTAAAGCTGCATCATCAATTGCTATTGAACTTATTGATCCAAAATTGTTTGCAGGACTGTCTTTATCAAATATTACATATGCCATTTTAAGATCCTATATTTTCAAATACTGCTATAAATCCAGCTCCGCCATCAGAAGAATTTTTGTTTCCACCTATACCATTAGATTTTGAACTTGGCGATCCAACAATGTAGTCTCTATTACCATCTATTGAAGAGCCTGGACTTGAATTTGCAAAAAGAGTTCCAGCTGGTCCGACAGTGCAAGACCCATTTGTTCCTGTTCCAGGGTACATACCCCCTCCACCTCCTTGCGCTGTAAATTCAGCCGGTGATCCAATGAAAGTGCTTTGTCCAGCGTTTCCATTAACTGAACCACCTCCTGTTGAAGTTCCGTTCTGACCTGCTCTAAATGGAACTGAGAATGGATTTGAAACTGTTATTTGTGCCATTCCATAAGCAGCTTTACCACCAGGACTTATGGCTGGTCTTGGAGTATGAGCTCCTGATCCGCCTCCGCCTCCACATCCAAATACATGTAATCTCGTAGTTGAAGCATTAGCAGTAAAAGTTCCAGTAGTTTGTTTTGCCCCTAAAGTCAAAACATAAGTTCCTGCAACACCAGCGGATCCAGACGAAGCCGCTGTTAATCTTCCCTGAGCATCTACAGTGATTGTTGCTGAAGTGAAAGTTCCCGCAGTAACTGTTGTGTTTGCAAGTTGATCTGCACCAACTGCATCATCTGCAATCATGGCTTGTTGAACTTGAACTTCACCAATTGTTCCAGCAGTGACCGCACCTAAAACTCTGTTTGCTGTAGTTGTGTCTTGCATTTTTGCAAAAGTAACAACATCATCAGCTAATTTTGCAGTAGTGTCGATTGCACCGTCTGCAATTTTATCATTGTTTACAGCATCGTCAGCTATTTGAGCTGTACCGATTGTTCCACCTAAAGTGTCTAATGAAATTTCTTTTAAGTTAGTTCCGTCTGCATAAGCAGCATAAATTTTTGCAGCGTCTAAAGTAAAACCAGATCCAGATGCTGTCTTAATTGTTAAGTTTGTTGGGTTTGTTAAACCAGTTGCATCAAAAATATAAAATTTTTCTATTCCATCTGGCACAGTGCAAATTGTGCTTGAAGCAATTGAAGCTGTAGCAAATTTAATAACCATGTTTCTTGCATTTGATAAAGCTTGGTTTGTCATCGCAAGAGCAAGAGTACCACCACTTGAAAGTGTTACTTGTTCAAATCCTGCAATAGCTTGTTGAATTAAATTTAAGTTTGTATTTGTTTTATCACCCCAAGTGCCGGCATTTTCACCTGTTGCCATTAACTCGAGTTTTAAATCTGTAGAAAAACTTGATGCCATTTTTTATTTCTCCGTATATATTTAATTTTACATTAACTAGGCTGCAATATCAACCTCTGTCCATGTATTAGAAACGCCTACTTGTACCTCGTTCCATGAAGTAATATTAGTGCTTCCAACAGATGAAGTCAAGGCTATGCCAGTAGGTAATACTTTAGCGTTTCCAACAGCGCCTTCTTCACCTAAACTTAATGTTAATGATTGTCCAGTAACACCTACTTGATTTTGAGGTATACCTCCAATAGATCCTAAAGAACTAGTCATTGACTGACCTGAAACACTTTCGACTGTGCTTTGAACTAAACTTTGATTTCCTATGCTAGTTGTAGCAGTGCTACCTGTGACTGGAACATCTAAGAATAATCCTGCAACTACCTGACCCACAGAAGAAGTTAAA